CCGATCCACAATCGATACAGCGTTTCATTACTCTTCTCCTCTTTCCAACCGTGCGCGATAGACCATCCGGTATACATCCTCTGTACTTATACCTAGAGCTTTCGCTAACTTCCCAGCTGTAGATACGGTAGGAATCTTTTTCCCGTTTAAGTACTTACATACATTTGGTTGGGCGATACCGGACTCTTCCGAAATCCGCCGCTGGGTTATTCCTCTAATCATGCTCGATTATATACCAGACGTATATAATTTATGCTAGTATCTATCCACTGTATATCCGTATGATATATAGGCGGAGGAGAGTACATGGAAAAGATAACGCTGGTAGAGGTAGATATCCATCTAACCCATACCCAGGATTTCGGAGGAGCGAGTAAGGTAGCTACGATTAACTTCCTTATAGAAGAAATCGTCCCAGTAGATATCTACTCGAAGGTCTACTCTAAGGTAATGGAGATGTTTGGATGTAAAGCTTACATCCTTCTAAAGCGTGTACAGCGCGATAGAAAATTCTCGGACGTAAAGGACAAGGGACTTAAGATATGAAGCTGGACGAGAGCTTATTAGCGTTTAACGCGGAGCTAAAAGGTATCCGTAAGGACGGGAGGAATCCACATTTCAATAGTGTATACATTACGTTGGACGCTATCCTGGATACGGTACGTCCTCTACTTAGTAAGCATGGACTTTACATTACCCAGGATGCGGAGGACCTTAAGCTTACGGAGGACGGACGGATTACCGCGGTAAAGATTACTACCTCCCTCCATAACAAGGAAGGGGAGACGCGCTCTAGCGCGGTATGGATTCCTCTAAACCGCGTCGATCCGCACGGTATGGGAGGAGCGGTTACATACGGGAGACGTTACTCTCTTTCTATGCTCCTCGCGATAAGCGCGGACGAGGACGAGGACGGTAACGTACCAGGTACGAAACCATCCGGAGGAGTAAAGCTCCCTCCGGTCAAAACGTTAAAACCATTAGGAGGATAAGAGTATGGCATTAGTAGAGAAGGATGGAGAGCTATGGGACCAGGAAACCGGAGAATACGCTGGACGCGTAGATAACGGTACTCTCCCTATCGCGGTAGAAACGGAGGAGGACCTGGTAACCGTCTCCCGCATTATCTCGGAAGCGGAAGCGCGCGTAGAAGCTCGGAGACTCCAGCTGGAGAATGTCATAGAGAATACTCGCGCTATGCTTAAGGTAGAGGAGCGTAAGCTCGATTACCTGATGTATCGGTATTCGGAAGGACTCCAGCGGTTAGCTTTCGATATGCTCCCCAAGAAAGCGGACGGTAGTCCGAAAGTATCTACCTATACAAATCCGTTCCTTAAGATTAGCTACCGTAAGGTTTCCGCTACAGTCAAGGTAGAGGATTCGGATACAGCTCTCCACTGGGTACGGAGAAATTGTCCCGCCGCGCTAAAGGTAGAGGAGAAGGTACTAGCTTCCCGGATTCCAGCGGATGTCCTACAGAGCATGATAGCCGACCCGGAGGGAGCTAAAGTAATCGGGTTTAACGTAGTACCGGAGCATAGATCGGTTACGATAAAATCCTCTGTAACGCGCTAACTGAACTTTCCCGCGTTATGCGCTCCTCCCTTCCGACATAAGGGGAGGAGCTTTTATTTTCCCTAGAAGTTTATACGTGCGGTTACGTGCGGTTACGTGCGGTTACGTGCGATTTAACCTAGAAGTTTATACGGACGAAACCGCCGAACTTCCCTAGCTCCGACCAGTTTCTAAACTTCCGGTAGACTCCGTCTCCATCTCTCTCTACCAGGTCCGCGTCCTCCGGTTCGGGGGAGGTATTACCTTCTACCGTCCATACTCCCAGGGGGAGTACTTCGGTTACGATTCCACAATGCGCGATACGTCCGAGAGCTTTAAAGTAGAAGAGAGCGATATCTCCCTCCCGTACCAGGGACGTATCCTCCCGCGCGGAAACCTGGGGAGTGTAGAGTCCTTCCTTTTTAGCCCAGCGCGCAAAGTCCGGACACCATGCCGATCTAGGGAAGGAGTCCGGGATATCTTCTCCCAGCTCCGCCGCTGCCGAAACGTAACGGTAGACCATAAACGCCGCGCACCAGGGGGAACCTTCGGGAGCTGGAGGATCGCAGATAAGCTGGTACTTACGGATGTACTTCCCGCGATTATTACCGGTTTCCTGGACTCCGATATTATCCTGCGCGCGCTCCGCTGCCATCATTGCAATAGCTCTATTACCCATACTATACTCCTTACGTTTCTAGTAAGTACTCTTCTCGGTAAGGGACGTTACCTTCTCCCAGGGTAGCGTCCTCTCTTTTTAACTGAATGTATCTCCATCGTCCGTAGAGGTTACTACCGTAATCCCGTTAACCGTATGACGGTAAACGATGTAGAGCGTATCCAGCCTCCAGTAGATATCGATGGAATCGTCCGCTACGCTCGAAGCTACTACCGTAGTAGCTGCTAGAAGGACGTTACCCTGGGCATCTCGTTTCGTAATCTGGATCGCGCCTCCGCTGGTCCTCCAGATAACATACTCCACTCCGTACGGATTAACTGTAACCGCTGGACGTGTCCCTGTACCTAGTACTACCGCCATACTTACGCTCCCTCCCTGGGTATCGGTTTCATATCTATCTACCGTCCCTGCTGTTTTAGAAACTACCAGGATTAACCGCTGCTCTGTAGACGCTTCACTGTAGCGGATGTCTACTCCCGCCGCTCCGGTAATACCGGTATTAACCGTGTACCAGCTGGTCGGGGTAGCTTCCGGAGTAAACCATAAGTAAACCGTCCCAGACTCTACAATCCCCAGGGTAACGGTTTGGTCCCCAGCTACGTCCGCGGATACGCTTCCGCTACCAGCTGTAGACGGGTCCTTAAATGTCCTCCTGGTCCGTTTACCTGTAAAGGTATTAGGAGTAATGTCCGATGCCAGGGAGCTATACGTTACCGTATGTCCTGCTGTAGGTAGTCCCTTCGGTAGACCAGTGGTGTACTCTCCTACAGAGTCCGTTACTCCGCTTCCTCTCGACGCTCCGGTAGAGGTTAGCGTATAGAATACGGAAGCTCCTACGCGGTTAGTAGTATCTGATTTTAATACGTTACCGTGCGCCGATCCGCGGAGGATAGAAGCGGAGGGAAGCGTTATCCAGGTATCTGTACTCTTATAGACTCCGAAGGGGTCGAAGTAATCCGGGATAAGGTTTCCGTTTATCTGGTCAAATATGGTTTGAGCGCGTACCGTGGTATCCGCTTCTCCCTGATTTTGGAGGACGTTAATCCAGTCCTTCTGATCGGTCCCCCCTCCGGTAGCGGCTTTCCACTGGATACCTCCTAACCAGGTAGCGTAACCAGTAACGCTATTAGCGTACGCGGTAATACCCGATCCTATAGAGGTCCCTATACTCGCGCTCCATCCAGTATGGGTTAATACCCTAGATACGAAATCCGATATCGTTAGAGGGACCCAGGTATTACTACCTCCGGAAGTGGAGTAGTAGATATCGTATTCCTCCTCGTTTCGTCCTTCTACGCTTACCTGCCAGAAACGCCGCCCGTAATAGCTAACGGTTACTCCAGCGATAGACGCGGGGGTTACTACCTGGTCGAAGTTACTTAGACCATAGTTAAAAGTAGGGATAAAGTTAGACCTACAGCTCTGGGCATTAGCTCGGAGGTAGACGCGGTTAAGTTGGATATTTGTATTACTTACGAAGAGAATAGCCGCGCGAGTAATCCCGTAGTAATCGGAGTTAACGCGCTCCAGTCCGGGGAAGCTTGTAGGGTAGATCGGATTTAACCTGGGGTACGGATTATCCTGGGTATCTATCGTACTCGTCCGGTTACCTGGGGAGATTAGGTCGATACGCTTAAACTCGTAGGACGCGCTAGCTGTAGTAAAGTCCCAGGTTTTAACGTCCGCTCCTGGACTGGATGTAACCTGTACTTGTCCGCTCTGGGATGTACCCGTTAACGATTTAACCTCTACATCTAGGAAGCGGTAGGACGCGAAATCCTCTGTAGGAGAGTATGACCTGGTATTACTGGTCCCTCCCGCTAGTACCTGGTACTCGTTAGCGAGAGACATAGAACATCCCTGGAAATTCCATCCACGGAAAGCTAACCGCGTAGCTTTATTGTCGTCTCCTACCGCGGTTAGAGAGGAAGCGATTATCTCGCTTTTAATGGTCGCTGGGATGGAGTATCCGGACGCGCTCTGGGGAGTAGTAGTACCTAATACGGTAATCGTAGACGCTAGGGAGTAATCGTGGAATACATCGTTCTCCTCGTAGCTTCCAGTCCGGACTATCGTACGATTACTGTTATCCAGTCCGGTTAGCTTTATAGTTAGCGGATCGGGATAACCATCATTAAACGCGTTTATCTTCCCCAGCATTTTAATGTTTCTCTTTAGAGCTACATAGCTAGAGAGCGTACAGGAGGTAAACGCTGGGTCCCCGAAAGCATCATCCGTACCGACATTCTTTAGCTCTATGCTGTTAGTCTGTAGGACAAATAAATCCGCGCTCGCAAATTGTACATAGCTGTAGTTAGGTACGGCTATGCTGTTAGTGGTCGCTGCGGAGATAAGTAAATCCAGGACTCCGGATAGACTACCGCTACACTGGTTAGAAGCTGTAACGTTAAAACGATACTGGGTACTCTGCGGAGTAGATACAGCTCCGGTAGCTGTAGTCGCTGTACCGTTAACGGTCCCTGTACATACCGCGGTACTCCCTGCTGTACTCCGTTCGTACTGGTTATAAACCGTATAGGGAGGATGCGTATAAGTACTGGGGTCGGGTTGTGATTCCGTAATATCGTAGAAAATACTACTACCTACGGAGAAGCTAAAGGTCCCAGATATAGCTCCGGTTTTATCCACATAGTGGAGAGATGGAATCTCCGATCCGGAATCTATTACTACGTCCTGGGTAGTTGATACACCATGTCCGTTATTAACCGTAACGCGGACCTTAATAGCCCAGGTCCAGTTAACGGTAATAGGTACGGTCGCGCTCCCAGTAAGGACGTAGATTACCTGGAACCGCGCGCTACATCCGTAATGTCCTCCCAGGGTGAAGTCCGCGGAGCTTCCATATTCGTAGAAACCAGGGGGGATAGCGTAGGACGGGTCGATTAATCGTTTCTTTACGGTGAACGCGAAAGCGGCTCCCTGGGTACTGGTCCGTGTAACGTCTAGATAGGTAGGCATTATGTAGGTATCGTAACCGCTTCCGCGCGGTATGTACAGGACCGGAGCTGGATACCGCTTCCATCCGTATACTCCCTCTCAAAATTGATACTAGGGATAGCGATAATCCTATACCATCCATAAACTCCCGTACCGGTTGGACCCATAATCCTCACGATATCGTTTAACCAGATAGGGTACTGGTCCTCTAGGTTTCCCTTATTCCACATTAGTAAACCACTATCAAATTCGACCAGGTTACGAGTAACGGTTAACCGCTCCTGTAAAACCGTTACCGCGTAATCTACTTTACTCTGGGAGGTAATGGTCGGATCGGCGAGGATATAGCTTACTGGTCTACCGCGCCAATTTGAAGGACGAGATACAGGAGCTAGGGTCGCATCCTGGGAAGGTCCATCCTGGTAGTATCCATAAATTATTTGTCCCCTCCGCGGATCGCGTCCTACTACTACTACGCTATTAGCTTCGGGACTCTCGCGCGTTTCCGATAGTCCCTGGAGTAATACGGTACTCGCGAAAGGCATAGTAAGGTTACCCTTAGCAGGGTCCATAGCTTGTTCTAGGGTTTGCCAGATAGTAACGTCCCAGGTACTAGGAGTTTTATTCGGTACTTCCCAGGCGTATTGATATCCCCCCAGGACGCTAGAGAGAGGTATCCATCCCTTTACCCAGGTAGCTGCATAAGTACTATGTAGACGCTCTAGCGCGCCTCCTACCGTCTCTCCGCGCTCTATGCTAAATGCCCATTCTCCCTTAGACGCTCCAGGGGAAAGAGGAAGCGTAAACTCCGTAGGACTACCATCATAAGAGATAAAGATACTAGTGTTATCGTACGCGCTCCCGCTATCTAAGTAACCGGAGATACGGAGGAGACTCCGTACCGCGTCCGATAATCGGAAACCGTCTAGAGCTGGGGTAGCCTGTATCATCGTTAGGTCAAGGTCCGTACCTCTATCCGATCCAACGAAATCCAGGGTACTCCAGAGGTCCGTATAGTCATTCTCCATACGGGTTATCTTAGGAGCGGAGAGCGTACCCGCCATCATCGTTACGTATACAGCAGGAGAAGTAACGGTTACTACCTGATGTTTAGCCGATCCTGTAACGGTAGGTAATACACCGGTTAGCGTAAAGGATGTAGTACCAGTAACCGTAGCTACCGTATAGGTTTCGGTAGATAGGATGTTACCTACAGTAGTACTAAACCGGACGGTATTACCTACCGTATACGTATTCCCTCCAGCAGGTATCTGGACGTTTCCGGAGGTAATAGTTACGGTAGACGATAGCGTACCTGGGGACGTTATAACCGCGTCCTTAGTCTTAACCTGTATTCGGAATGGTCGGTCGCTCTGGTATTCAGCCTGGTACATTCCAGCATTTGCCAGGAGTCCGGAATACGCGGAGATAGTAGCGGTCGCTCTACCATCCTCCCCAGCGGAGATACTTAGCGCGCCGATCGCATTAGTAATATCTACCGTTCCGTTATATGTCTGGTTAGGATTAGGGTCCCAGAAAGCGTCTACCGCGTAAACGGTAGGACTTTGTGTACCGGTGAAATTCTGTAGATAGCATTTCACGCGGACGGTTTTCTTTATCCCATCCCAGGAGGAGGTAGTCCCGTTATCTAGTACCGTCCACGTAGTCCAGTCCCCTGATGCTTCGTGGACGATAGAGGTAACCAGCTGGGTAGTGTCTCCAGTAGGTCCCGCTGTATCGTTAAACGGAAGGAAGGTAAAGAGAGGATAAACCGGAGGACCAGCTACCGTAGTAGGAGGAGCGTAGCGGAGGACCTGCTGGGACGCTATAAAGCTCCCCTGGGTACTAAACCTACAGTAAGCTACCTGGATAGCTAGCTTCCCGGTAGGTACAGCAAATGCGAATTTGCCCGCTGGAGTAATCGCGTTAGTGGTTAAGCTCTCGTCCAGGTCCGTAAAGATATGGGAGAAGGATAGTCCGTAATTTGTATGGACTAGAAGCTCCCTCCTCCGGAAGGGGATTATTACTATCTCGTTAAATTGTTGGTTAGTGGAGAAGCTAGCGGTATAGGTACTACCTGGTGCAAAGTTACTACCGCTCCGATCGTAGCTACCTACCAGGAGTCCAGCTTTATATATCTCCGCTTTACCGTTCGCGTAGAATACTAGCTTTATTTCTCCGCTAGTACTACCAGCGTTATAGTTATAGTAGAGACGCAGGACCGGTACATCCGCTCCTATCTTTAGCTCTGGTTTATACCATCCGACTACCATCGGTTGATTAGCAGGAAGCGCGGACGTTACCTGTACTATCTCATTAGTACTTTGTTTAGCGCGTAACCAGTAATCTCCCGAAGCGCGTATCTGGAGACGTTCCCATTTAGCCGGGGTCGGAATCGTATACGCCGCGGACGGGTCCAGGCGCGCGTTATTACCAGTGTATGTATTCCCCCAGGATTCGGTTAGGGGGATAGGTTTAAGCATAGCCGTAAGAGTACAGGGGTCTACCCATATCCCGTCCGTACGGAAACCCTGGGAGAGCATGGTCCCGTCGAAACCTACAGCTAACCGTCCCTTCTCCGGACGCGGTTCTACTGTATCTACCTGGACCCGTACTTCGTACATTTAATATCTTCCCAGTGGAGTATTTAGGTATTGTCGCTGGGACTGTTGGACCAGCTGGAGGATACCTCTGTTAATCATAGTACTACCTGGTATCTGGGTTGATCCGCGGAACCTATCGCGCGACATCCCCAGCTCTACCGCGGTTACTCCTAGCTGCCCTAGCTGCCGTCCTCCGAATAGCTGCCGGTTAAACTCCAACGCGTTAGCGGTTTTACCTGTATTAGCGGAGATTTGCTTTAGGTGATTTTTGCTCTCTTTACCATCGTTATCCTTCTCACGCTCCTTATCCTTATCCTTACCTCTATCCTGGATAATGGTAGCTTTCGACGCTATCTGGATAGCGTCTACTACTCCCATAGCGGTTTTAGTACCCTGGGCAAATTCGTCGTAGCCCATAAACTTATCAAATTCTAGACCTGTACCCTTTTTCATATTAGGGTCAAGTAATCCAAATAGAGCATTAGCTCCGCGACCGACAAGCTTCCCCAGGTTAGTAAGGGATGTCTCTACTACATGAAATAGATACATCGTATCGGTTACATTTTTGGTGATAAGGTCGCTAATGTATCGGAATACGGAAGTAAACCCGTTAGCGAAATTAGACCTAATCGGACCATTGATAATCCCTAGCTTTTCTATAAAGCGTCCCAGCTCCTCGTTTACTTGTTTGAGCTGGTTAAAGAAACTATCGCTATCCTGGGTAAGGACCATAAACGCATTAAGCATCCCGGAGCCTAAAGGTTCCATAGCTACCTGGAAAGCATCCCCCAGGTTATCTATAGAGGTTTGAAACGATATAGCTGCTCTCGGCATATCGCGGAGCTGCTCGTTTATCTTTTTAAATACCGTCTCTATATCGATACCCTTTTTATTGAATTTCTCCATATCCAGGGTCCCGAAAGCTTCCTTAAATGCTTTACGAAATGCGGGAGCATACGCGGCGATTTCGTTCATATCGTCGGTAGTAACTTTACCTAAACCCGCCATTTTAGAGAGCTGGTCTACCGCCGCTCCAAATTCGGCTTTACCGCGTCCCGCGTTAGCGATAGCGTTACCTAGCTCTACGATAGAGTCCTTAGCGGTTTTAGCGGAGATACCAGCTCCCTGTAGCTTCACGCTTCCGGAGACTACCTCCTGGAAACCTAGACCAGGGAGTTTAGCCGCTTCCTGTAGGTCGCGGAGATTCTGCTCGTATTCTTTAGTGTTATTAGAGACGCTCTGGAGCGCGCGTTTAGCGGAGTCTAGAGGGATGGTCGCGTCTATTGCCGCTTTACCATAGGCAAATATAGAAGTAGCTACAGCAGCGAAACCAGCGGCAGCTACTCCCAGGGTAGAAACGAGAGAGGATAATCCGCTCTCCTGTTGGACTACCTTAGTAATCCCCTGGTTAACTTTCCCCAGGTCATTAACGGTAGATTCCACTCCCTCCGCCGATATCTTTACGGATAGGTCCGCGAGAGTCATTAGAAGAAACCTTTAGATGCTTTCTCCGCTTCCAGCTTCTCTATCTCGCGCGCTATCCACGCTACCTCTGCTAGAGAAGAAACGGATAAATCCAGCTCTACTGGATGTCGATGTAAGTATTTCACGGAGTAGTAAAGGATGTCCTTAGCTACTCCGGTTAGACGTTTCCCGAATTTTTGATTTCCTGGTTAAAGTCCACTAGAAACGCTCTCTGAAATTCTATAAATATCCGGAGGTAAGCTCTCTTATTACGGAGAGCTAGCTTACAGATATCCTTAACCGGGTCGATGGTTTGCGCGTCCTTCTCGCTACGGACGTAACATCTCCCGATGATATAGCAGCTCTGGAGCTGGTCGATAATCATATCTGGGAAGGAGATACGTAGACGTTCTATCGCCGATCCATTAGGATACATATCCGGGATTTTAGGTTCCCTAAAAGTAACGATTACCTTCTCTTCCCCAGGGAAGAAATCCGTAAGGTCTACTTCTAGATTCGCTTTAATCTCGTCCTGGGGGATAGATGATAACGCGGTTAAGGACATAGATTATTCCAGTCCAGCGTAATAGGCTACGCCTAATTTGATGGTCGCGGATTCCTTAACGATATCGTCCGCTACTACAGGTTGTGAAGCGGTTTGAATGACTCCCGTAAATGTTTGGGTAACCGGAGTACCTTCCGCGAGTACCAGCTCCAGCTTTACGAAGTATCCTTCCTTCATAAAGAATATAGGATTTACGTTACCTGTATCGCCATCGTAGTTAATTTCGATTTCAACGCTTCCGGTAGTAGAAACCGTTAGGGATTTATCGGTAGCGTCCGCGAGTGTCTGGACATTTTTAAAGTTAGCCGACCTGGTAGGACGGAAGGAAGTACAGAGCGCGCTACGGTCGGTAGTAGTAATAGCCGCTGGAGTCCCTGCGGACTGGAGCGCGCCGATACCGATCTTAACCGTACAGTTGTTATAGAGAAGAAACTTCATACTTAAACTCCTAAGATATAACCTGGGCTGTAATCTTATAGAGGAGTGTAGCGCAAAACACCACGCGTCCTCCGCCCTGGTCCTCGTAAACCATATCCGTACTCTCCCGCTTGTAGAGAATGCACGGATTCGTAGAGGTTACGTACCGTCCGTCTAATAGCTCCGCTACGCGGTTCGCTATGCTCTGGACCTGGACCATAGATAAAGCTCCGCTAGACATACCGTAGACATTAATCCGGTAGATAGGAGTACTTACTACCCTGGTTTTACCTATCGTGATTTGGTCCGCTTCGAAGCTTCCCTCCCGCGTAAATATAATCAAGGGGAAGCGCGGAGGTTTCCTAGATACTGGATCGGTTTCCGGGGAGATATGCGCGTATACTCCCTGCTGGTAACCGTTAGGTAGATTATCTACCGCGAGTAGATCGGATAGCGTAGCGTCCGCGGTAAGTACCGTATAGATATCCGGTTCGATTACTCCAGGGTCAAATAACATATTTCGTTCCTTACTTTAGTAACGCTTTAATACGCTTAGTAATTTCCGGAGCTTCCTTCCGGAGAGCTGGGACAAGGAATGGACGCTTAGGTATTCTCTTCCCGGATTTCGTATACCATCCCATCTCTAACGGAATAGCATATTTAGCCGCGGTATTAACCTCTCCGCTGTACTTCGTAAGCATCCGGGAGTATATGCTGTTATGTAGAAATCCAGTATCCGCATTAGGAGCTTTACCTGGGGGAGAGGAGAAGTGGATACGCTTCCCGCGCTTATACCGCTTATACTTCCCGGAGCTTTCCGAGATACTCTTTTTAGCGCGCGTTTCTACGGAAGCTACGGATAGACCGATAATAGCGGATATCTTTTCTACGTTACGGATATACGCTGGTATTTGATTACTGTTTACCTGGATAGATACGGTCCGTTTCATAAGGAAAGTACATCCGTATACAGCGGACCGAATCTCCGGATCGTAGTCCCTACAGTAAAGCTAACCGATAACCGGATTACTCCAGCGGTAGGATACGCGGATGGAGGAAGGATAGAGATTACTCCCTCCGCTGGATACTGTTTAGTAATCGTAGCTGTACCGGACGGGAAGGTATACGCCGATCCGGTTAGCGCGTTAATGTAGCTAACCGCGAGAGTACCTGTAGTAACGTCTACGGAGGTCCCGTTCTCGTCTACCAGGCGCATTATAAGCGCGCTCCTATCTCCGACCCAGAGTACATCCGTCTCCTCCATAGAGAGCTTAGGGTCCTCCGAAAGCGCGTAGATTTTAGACATTAGTTACTCCTAACATAGAGACGTAAACCGCCATAGATGGACGTATCCGTAGCTCCACTGGACCTAGTAACCGTTACGTAGTAAGTACCTGGGGTAGCGGTTACCGCGGATGTTAGCGTAAAGGTTACGAAACCTGCATCCGCGTACGAAGCTGTACCCGTATACGTAGCGACCAGGGTCCCGGATGTAGTGTAGATTTTAACCGATAGGGTCGCTCCCGTAAGGGGTATCCCAGTACCGTTAGCGTCTACCAGCTGGAGTACTACAGGGAGAGAAGCTCCGGTTAGGATATCGACATTAATCTCCTGCTTAGTCTGATCGGCTACTACAGAGTATGGACCCATACGGAGAGTGGTAGCTGGGGTCGCGGGAGATAGCAAATCCGCGGAGATGTAGTCCGTACCGTTATGGAGGAGCGCGCCGGAAAGCTCTGCGGCAGCTACTGTACTATCTACGATAGCGTGGACGTTAGCATGGATATGCTGACTTGATCCGACATCTACCAGGCGATTATCTACCGTAGTCTTAAGGACGCGCGCTCCGAAAGTATTCGCTCCCGTATGCGTGGTATATGGTTCATCCCATATTGTTTGGGGTAAAGCCTGTACCAGTCCCTCCGTACTACCTACCACGCTCCGGGTTTCGTTAACCACGCCTCCAAAGTCCAAAGCTGTATTGTAACCAGCTACAGCGGCTCCCCATACCGCGGATGCGGTTTGGGCGGATGTTAGTCCTCCGCTTGATAGCTTGACGGTCATAACCGCGCCATTAGTCCCGGAAGCTCCGCGGACTACCAGGGTAACATCGTCCGCTCCAGCGGCTAGAGCTGCATCCGGGATATCTACTCTGTAGACTCCAGGCATATTAACCGCGTCTACTTCCGCGAATCCTCCGGATATCCAAGCTTGTCCGATCGTACGCGCTACCAGGGGGATGTTTACGGATGCGGTCCTGGTCCGGTTATAGCGCGCGGATAGACCAGCGGTAGAAGCTGTAAGCCCCGTAGCTCCCAGAAATACCTCTACGCTCTGGGACGTGGAACCTGGAGCGATTGTTATAGAGGAAGGACTTTGCTGTATAGGGACATAATTTGTTAAACCATTTACGGAGTTTAACTGGAGTGGTCCAATAGACGGATTAGTCACCCAAGCTGAACCAAAGTAGTCAGTAGAGCTACCTGTAGACGATCCAGTAGCTACGTTAACTCCTCCGCGGACTGGTGCTAAAGGACACAGAGAATCATAACCAAGTTGTAACGAGTTTATTAAATCAATATCTGGGTATCCATCACCACATATATTTGTACTTAAAAGACCTGAACCAGTCCTTGCGCCACCAATCATACGATTTTGCACTTCAATGAATGTGTACGCTCTATTTGCCCCTATCGCACTTATGGTCGTTGGGCATAACGTAAATAGATTATTAATTACCTTGTAACAAAATGTCGTATTTAAAGTGCTAATAGTCGCCGGGTTAGTGCTAAATTGTATAGCTGTGCCACACCCAATAAAATGATTATTGGCTATTACTTGCCCTACGATAAAAGCCGTTGAACCCGGCGCGTTAATGCTTATTGCAGATGTATTACTAATCGGGCTTATAAAAATATTGTTAATGATATTTGTATTGTCCAATGCGTTAACAGTTGCTAAAGCAGGGACTAAGGAAATTTGTGTTCCGTAAAAAATACAAGAATCAACAGTTAGATTCATTAATGCATCGGTTGCATAATTTTCAAGAGTTAAAGTGGCGCGTACATTTGAACTTCTAAATGCTTGATAAAACTTACACCTATAGAATTTAATGTTTTTCCAGCCTGAAATATAAACCATATAGGCATTGTTTTGATTTGCATACCCTGCAAAAACTATATTTTCAAACGACAAAAAGTCATTGCCGATATTAAGCATATTGACGGCTGAACCGGCTGTATTGTCGTTAACCGTATAGTGATTAAAGCGAACTTCACCGGGTGTTATATCGGTAAAGAAACTTGAATTTGAATCTCCGACAATCCGAGTATTTACTGTTGGATTTGGGCTTATAGCAGTACCAAAACTAGCGGTATGTTTACCTGGAGACACGTACAAAACATCTCCGCTTTTAATACCTGTAGCTCCTAAAGCTTTCGTTAGCGTTAACCACGCTTGACCAGCAGTAGGACCTAATCCTGTATTTGAATCGTTCCCGTCCGGGCGAATAAAGTAGTTAGCCATTACGGATTACCCTGTGCAATTTGCTGCGCCATTATTGATGAAAATTGGACTACGTATCCCATTTGCCATTCTGCTGATTGTTGATTCCACCAGGTAAAAACCGATGTTCCATCCGGACCAAATGTTCCGACAAGGATATTATTACTATCGTAGATATCACCAAAAATAAGCCAGTCCCCCGGTACGTTTGGATTAGGTTCTAATCTATAATTTTGGAGATTCATTTTCCGACCTTCCGGTTTGCGATAGCGACCAGGGTAAGGTCCCGGAGCTTCTCTAGATCGGATGTAGAAAGGAAGTGGAGATTCTCCGCGATTTGACCTAAGAGTAAAGCTTCCCCGAAAGGAATCTTTACTTCTGGGATATTAGCTTTAATCTTTAGAAACTTACTAAACCAGGACATTTACTCTTCTCCTTGTATATCTAGCTTAACCGGTTTATCTAATCCAGGTTTACCGTCTACGCCGATCCAGTCCGCGACAAGCTCCACTCCACGTAGCCCCAGGACTCCGAGGAGGAAGGAGAAACCCAGGAGGTAGTTAGGATCGGTTTGTCCCAGAGCTTTACCCAGGATAGGCGTTAAGTATGTCGCGCTAGCTGTACCAGCGAGTACAGAGGACGCGTTAGTTATTAGTCCCCTAAACGGACGTTGACGTAGGACCATGATTACAGCTCCGATAAAACCAGCTATAAGCTGCTGGTAGTTAATGCTAGCTTGTGGAGTCTCCATTAGAAATCGTTTCCTTCTACCGATTCGACCAGGGAGATATGCTGGACGAGAAGCTCCGTTTTACCAAAGTCCGTACCGATAACGTCCCAGTATCTAGACGTGTCTCCCTGGATGCGGATTCGATCCTGGGACATTACATCCGCGTTTCTTCCCGTTACGAGAGTCCACGCTCCGGACATAGTAAAACCGTTAGATCGGATATTCTCCGAATCTCCGGTATTAATCATGCGTCCTTTAATCGACGCTATCTTAGCCCAGGAGAGGTTAGTCCCCCCAGCTCCATCCGCTGTAGTAACGTAGCGGAATACGTCTACCAGGGACGTACAGAGCATACGCTCCATACCAGCTCCCAGGATGTTTACGAGAGCTGCATCCATTATGTGATTACCTCAAATGGACGGTACTTTTCCGCCATCGTTAGAAATTGGGACTGGAGTAAGGAGAGCTTTACGTTAGATGTATCGTCGGAAGCGTCTACCTGGTTAGCGAGGATACCAGCTTTATATATCCAGAGAGCGCGTACAGCGGATCGCGTATCGTACTGGTCCGGAGAGATTAGTCCGTAGTCCTGCCATATGAGAGCTGTACCGTCATTAATCCGGTAGCTTTTATAGAGGACGTAAACCGGGAATCCTGGTTCGGTCGCGGAGCTGGTCCCAGCTACCACGGCTTTATATATGCGTCCGTTAGGGACGGTAGGTACGATGTAGTCCCCTACAGCGTACGCGGTATTAGCGGTCCAGGTGGAGTACCTCCGGTTAGCGTCCACGAAAGTACCTACCGTAGAAACGTCTAGCTCCGGGTAGGAGTTGGTTTGGGCGTGGAGCGTAACATACGCTAAAGCCTCATCTCTGGTAATCGCCATAAAGGATTATGACATAATCCCCCTATTCCCCTCTATTACCTCTGCGTGTATCTACTTGACACTTTATATACGTATCGTATATATTGTGTATGTTCGATTACGTTAGAGGAGAGTACTAGACATGGTTAGATTTTTATGTGAGGTATGCGGAGTAACCAGCTACCGCTTAATAGAGCTGGACCAGGAGAATACGGATAACCTCCGCGCTGTAGTAACCCAGTATATGCACGAAAATGGAATGACCTTCGAAGTCCTCTCCGAAGGAGCGGACGATTACGGAGTAGATATGCTTACGATAAAGGACGAGGACGGTACAGTATCGACGTACTACATCGATGCGGACCACGGAGTAGTCTCCTAATGGAAAATCCATACATTCTCCCGGAGGATAGACTGGACGAGGATTTCTTTATCCAGCAAATCTCTACCCAGCAGGACATAGAGGACCTAGAGGATATTTGTCCTTACTGTGATTCTAGAGCGGACCTAGAGGACATATGTCCTTACTGTACGGAGGACGCTATCTAATGGACGGATTAACTCTAACGGACTTTATCCGTACGTATACTCCCGTACCTAGCCGGGAGGAATACGCTAACCTTGACCCGTTCGAATTTAAGGAGGACGAGATAACGATGGACTACTACTTCCGGGAGAATATTCCCCATAGTGTAGACGTTAAGTATCTCTGGACCTGTAGCTCCGCGGACGGGTTAATCTACCCAGGAGTCCGCTATGTAGACTCTCTCTGTTATTACGTTAGCTCCGTCCCGTGGACTAGTGGAGCCTAATTTAGATTTCAGACTCCATAAAAGATAAAACCTCCCAGGTATCCTGGGAGGTTTCTTTCTTGTCTGGATCGGTACGTTTTCATGTATGGACCCAGGACGGTTACTACCCTATTAGGTAGCTTGTGTCGCCATAACGATAAGCGAACCTGGTACGCGCAGGGAAGCTGTAGCGTTAACATTACCCAGGTCGAAAGCCTTAAACGCGAACCGCTCTGTAGCTTTATAGAGGTACTGGTCCTCAATAAATCCACGGTCCGTAGACATCTCGATGGTAATCCCGCGCCGATCGCCGAAAGCTGTACCCTGTGCCAAATCTCCGAAGATAAGTACAGGAGTAGTAGCTGCAGACATAGAGCGCGGCATAACCTGGGAGAATACTACGCGATATCCGTAGAGCGTTGGATTAGGTCCATACGCCTGTTGAACATCCATAATGCTATTACCGCTCAATGCATCCAGGAGAGGAGCGATACAGTCATACCAAAATTGCTTGTGGCATAACCATACAGGATCGATACCTGGGTACTCTGGGAGCTTCGCGGACATCGTACGGATGTTAGCGAGTGTCGGCTTATTAGCTGCTACCGATCCAGTATCCGCGAGGACCAGGGATGCGATATTAGCTTTAGTCGCGTTCAAACCGTATACAGCCTGGAGGATTCCGGTAATGGACCCGTAGGTCGATGTACCATCTCCATTAATACAGTCTACGTCCTCCTGCTGGGCTAGCTTAACTGCAAAGTCTCGCGCTGCCATAGAAGCGTAATCGATAATGGTATCTTCCGAAAGCTCTCGCGAAACCGGGTTAAGAGCTGCAAGTTTAACGGTTTGGAGGAGTACCTGGTCGAATGTGAAATCAGACGTAGTAATCGCTGTATTCTCTCCGACATGGTAGACGGTAGACGATCCGGTTTGATTAGGGACCAGGAGCGTATCGGAGGTCATAGGGTAGACGCGCGAGAGGGAGCGGACTACACCGAAACGCTCGCGGAGATAGATAAGGTCCGGAGACGTGATAACAGGGACGGTGTATCCGCCCGCGCTTTCTGTAGTCTCGTTGTTAGCCTTGATATGTCCGTTATCCTTCAACCAGGATGCGGCTTTACGGTTACCAGCGATAGCCTGGAGATAGCGTCCAAATGTGAATGCCTTATAGTTAGCTTCGGAAGTACCTCCGGAGAATACGCTAGTAGTCTTAACGCTTCCATACTCGTTCCACGGTTCGGAAGCTTTAACTTCCTTCGCTACGGGATGCATTTCGCCCATACGCTTAACCGCTTCGATCCGCTCCTCTACAGCGTCTACATCCGACATGATGCGCTTAATCTCTGCGTTATTCTCGGAGAGGTTATCGCTCTTAGCTGCTAGCTCGCGCGCGGTAGCGATAAGAGTATTCTTACGCTCGCGGAGTCCTTCAATAGTCATATTTCTTAAGCTCCAAATGTAATAGGAGAGACTCCCGGAGGAGTACTTCCTGGTCTACGATGCAGGACTTAACTTTACTAGAGTCCGCTTCCTCTACTTCTCCATCCCGGAGAAGCTTGTAGAAGGAAGGAGCTAGCCGTTTAGCGTTATTCCTGGATAGTCCGAATACGTCCCGTATTCTTCGCTCTGTACTTCGGAGGGAATCTGGAGTACTAAAGATAGCTTTAGTCTCCCCTCCGGACTTTACTACACTCCCGATAAAGTCCTTCGCGGTACTCGCGAAAGCATCTACCAGGGACGTTAGATACGGAAGCTTGTCGCTGGATGTAAGCTCCATAGCTCCGTAGATACCCGCGCAGAGAGCTTCGTAGATGCTCTCCATACCTTCGTGTACCAGGTCGGACTCTACCTCCGCGAATACTTCGCGCGCGTATTCTTCCGGAGTCTGATCCACTGGAGATACCATCTCCATCTCCATATCCATATTTTCCATGTAGTCCATATCCTTTACGGACTTAACCTGGTTACGGTACTCCGCAGGGGTAGGAGTAACGGAAGCTTCCGCGATAGTCCAGCGGATAATCTCGTTAGCTTTCCCCATCGATTTACGCTCTACCATATGGGAAGCGGCTCCAGAGGAGAAACCCAGCTTTCCTAGCTTCGCCATACGCGCGATACCGGTAGTGTATTCGTCCGCCATATCGATTTGAGCTTGATACCAGATACCGATATCGTCCGCTTTCGCGTACCCTGTACCGATAGATCGCTTACCTACCTTACGGTCCATACCGTGATTCCAGTAGAGGTTAATCGGTACTTCCTCCCCTACAGGGAAACCGTAATCCGTAGATTTTGTAAAGTAATCTCCCTCCAGGTCGGTTACTTCCGGACTACCAAATCGCACCAGGTAACCGCTAACGGTTCCCAGCTTGTCGCTTTTAATCGCGTCCCCAGAGAAAGCTACGATATCCATACAGGAGTATTCCATATTTAACCTCTAGACTAAAGCGTCCGGAGGGAGGTCCGAGTACACGTCCGGTACTTCTCCCCAGGTAACCGTCCCCAGCTGGTTAGCGATGAAGGAGGACGCGAGATACGGGAGGAGCTGCCCAGCGAATATAAACTCCCCAGGATAGAAGTAAGTAAACTCCTCGATAGGGACCTTACGGAAGAAATCCCCCAGGGTCCCAGTAATCTCGTATTCTCCGTTACCCTTATCGATTAGGTCCCCATTACCGTAGCGGTAGGAGACGATACTAGCGATTTTCATAAGATATGCTCCAGGATATGCTTTAGCGTTTCGGGGTCCTGCTGGTAAAGCTTAAACGGATCGCGAACCATATGCTCCAGTCCCATAGAAGGTATCTCCACTCCGTACCGTTCGGGATTAGTATCGTAAACGCGTCCTACATACTTATCAAAAAATCTATCTTTCTTATATGTAAATCCCCAGGAAGATAACGGTCCTTCGGTTAGCATAGGTTCCCCAGCGGTTCTATCCTCGAAAGCTTTCCTCCGCGCTTCTCTACTTCCTGGGAGCTGGTAATCTAAATGGTGTCCGTATTCGTGCGTCAAGGTACTAAACCATCCGGTAGAGCGTAAATGAGAGCTGTACTTATAAATATCCGAGATGGACTGGATACTCTTCCAGTCGGGAGCTTTACCCGTTTCCGTAGCTTTATCTATCCGAATCGTTTTAGTACTAGCCTGGTAATAAGCTCTACTTCCTCCGCGCTCTATGTTTACATCTAGTGGTACTGGACGCTTCTCTACTATCTGGTTAATCAGGTTTAAGATACGCTCTATCTCCTTACGATTCTCTTTAGCGTTTACCGTTACTTCGGATGGAGTGTCCGCTAGGAGTAGTTGGAAATACTGGTCCTTAGCTTGTTTTAATCGCGCGTCCCAGTCTAATCGCTCGTCCTTATAATCACTCCAGCTAGAATAGTTAGCGTGATTAGGCATATCTCCCAGAGTAGGGATAGTCCGCTCGATGAAGTCCGTTATAGCTTTAACGTCTAGTACGTATCTATCTCCGTTCCATACGCGGTTAGGATTACGCGCCGATCTATCACCGATTACCGGACCTACCGGTAGAGGAGCTGGTAGCGGTTTCGTTACCTTCGGAGCTGGAGTAACCTTCGGAGCTGTAGGAGCTGGAGCTGGGGAAGGAGTAACCGGAGCTGGTCCCGCGCTTCCTGGGGGAGGAGGGATAACCAGCTTTTTGTCCGCTGGTATCTTTCCCTTACCTATCCGGGAGAGCGGTAGTACCTGGGTAGTAGGTCCCCAGGTTTTATTACCTACCACGTTAACCATTTTCTCCAGAGGTACTCCCTGCTGGTAGAGAGCGTACCTGGATGGTCCCATTACCTGGAGCTTCTCCCCTTCGGACATTCCGGAGAGGAGAGCTTCCGGACCGATAGCTGGGAAGTTTAATCCTGGGTCGGTAGACTCTCCCAGGATGTACTCCGCGCTTAACGTGATCGGCAGCATAACGCACCGACAGTTCGGATGCGATGGCATTATCTCGGAGGTCGGATACTTTTTACCGGAGAGAGCTAAACAAGCTAAACAGGTCCTACCATCCTGGGTCGCTTGACGCTGATAACCTACTACCGCGGGATTACTCTCGTATAAGTATTTCTGCCCTTCGCGCGCCGATCTAATCATCTCCGTACGCGCGATAGTTTCCAGTCTAGACCTGGATACGTTGATGTCGGTTTGAGCGGACTGGATTACCTTCTCCAGGTCCCGCGCTGCTTGTCGCGGATTATTCCCGCTAACGATCGCGGTAGCTAACGTATTCCGAAACCTCTCGGAAGTATCCAGAGCTAAACCGGAGATAAGCTTACCCAGCGGACTATCCGGGGAGGAGGAACCTATAAAGCTGGTTAGAGCTTCCTGGGGTATCCGGTTAAACGTAGCGGTAGCTGTAATCTCCTTCGGGAGGAGCGGATCGGTAGAAGCTATAAGCTTGCCTGTATTCCTATCTACCGCGTTAACGGAGCTTTCTTGTCCGTCTAGGATGTACTGTACAGCTTGTTCGTTAACGGTATTAACCCGAAGCTCCAGCTCCTTTATCATCTCCCTGGTACGGTCCATCATAGCGGAGAGCGTATTAAAGTTTAGTCCTCGCGCTTCGTAGTCCTTAGCGCGCGCCTCCATACCAGATAGCTCCTCCTCTAGGGAGGATATGGATGTAGTGTAAGCGTCCCGGATTTCGTTTACCGCTTTATCCTCCTCTTTTAGGAGAGACGTACGAAACCGCTGGGAGTAATCGTATACGGACTCCATCCTCTTAGTAACGAGAGAGTCCGTAGCTTTAACGCGGAGGTATGGTTTACCGTAGTACATTATTCGTCCGGGGTAAAGTCCGAACCGTACGTATAGTCCTCTGGATATACAGGGATACTCTTCCTATCCTGCATAATCTTTTCCCGCATCCGTTTAGACCAGGCGTAACCTGCATCTCCTCCCCAGAGGTTCCACGCTACGCGACCAGGGGAAGGATAACCTTCCGATCCGCGCGCGAATCCAGGAGCTTCCTTATCCACTTCGTGTCTGGAGAAGAAAGCGAACATACGGAGGATAACGTCCTCGGAGAGTACGTCCCCGTTTACTATCTGGTTAGCGCGAGTAATACCTATCCTGGTCCCTCCGCGCTTCCCGTCCTTTTTCCATTCCAGAGCTTGACGCGCCGCGGTTACCATGTCGCTATTAGGACGGTACTTAACGGAGACGCTTCCGTCCTCCATTACCTCTATGCTCTTAGTGGTATCGTCCCGGAGCGTTACAGGTTCGGCTCCCGTATGCGGGATGTTTAGTCCCAGGAAGCGCGCGGTAGCTGCTGGGTCGAATCCAGCTCTAACCAGGACTCCAGCGATATTAGCCTTATCGTTTAGATCGGCTACGCTTTCCCCTTGTTGAGCTTCTACCTTAGACGGGAGAGAAGGATGGAGAGTAACCTCGTCCTGGTCGGTAGCTTCTAGACCTACTAAACGCTTCGCTTCCGCTAGACTACAGATACCAGCTTTATAGAGTCTCTCCGCGCGGACGGATAACGCGTCGATATCATCGGAGAGAGCGCGGACTCCGGAGAGGTCGAAGGAGAGCTTATCTCCTTCCTGCGTATCGATGAAGTCCGGAAGGAGAGAAACCGATAGAGTCTCCTCTAGAGCGCGGAGGAGAGGGACCATCCCGTCCTGCCATGCTGCCTCCTGCGCGGCTTCATAGTTAGAGTAAGTACTCCGCTCTAATCCGCTTCCTAATCCCAGGACCATAGGGTTAAGTCCCAGCGCGCTACAGATACGCTCCTCCGGTACTCTCCGCAGAGAGTCCAGAGCTAGCTCCGAAGGGGATAGGGAGACGCGTTCCATTTTGTATGGACCCGTCATAACCACGATTCCGCCCGCTCCATCTCCGGTGAGGTCCTCGCGTAGACGAGACTTTATAATCTCTGCATCCTCGCGCGAGATATCTACTACCTGGTCCTTACTATCCGGACCGACCAGGAGGGACGGCATAGCTCCATTTACCAGGAGTCCATACGCCGCGGTACTCGCTTCATTGTCCGCCGCTATCTCGCGGAGTACAGACATAACCGGAGAGCGTCCGATCCGCAAATCATCCGGATCGCGTCCGTATCTCATATGGATTAGGTCCTCTACGGAGATGGAATACTGGACTCCATCCTTCGTATAGACGTAATGGGTAATGGGGTTAGTACCATCTCCGACCGGTCTAACCATGTCCTGGGGGAGGTACTGGAGGTAGATAGGCTCTCCTACCCTAGACGGTCTAATCTTACGGATATACGCGTTACCAAAAAGCTTATAGTCCTGCAAAATCCAGCCCCAAAATACAGAGGAGGTAATACCTGGGGACGGTTCGCGGAGGAGCTTAATCGCTGGATGGTCTACGATTACCTCTACCTGGTTACTATCTACCGCGCGGACTACCTGGGGGATAGCTTGTGGAAAGTTTCGGATGTACCAGTCGATACCTACAGCTACTACGGAGTTAAGTCCCAGGTCCCCAGCTACCGCGGACCAGTCCCTGTAGCTCCCAGGGAGTATCCTCCGGAGCGCGCTTATAAGCTGCCCGTTATATCCTCCCGCGAACCGCGTATCCCTTGACTGGTTAAACGGGAGCGGTACTGGAGCGGAGGGATTAGCGGTAGCTTTACGAAAGCCCCGGAACATATCTTTAATACCCATATCTTATTATTCCCTATACCGCGGTCCATCCTCTACGCGTCTCTAGGACGTTATAGGCATAGGAGAGCGCGTCTACGCTATCGTCGTGTCTCCCGATAGGGAAGCTTAGAAGCTCGTCGGTAAACCATCCTGGGAGGTTCGGACTATGGATAACCAGTCCCTGCTCGTAGCGCGCCTCTAGGGGGAGGAAGCGGGAAACCTTATCCCGATCCGGACGTAATCCGCGTACCGGAAGCTTCGTAGTCCGGAGAAGCTCCTGGATTACGCTCGCCTGGTACTGGACGTTTTCAATCCCGATTATCTTAGGAGTCCATACGGAAGCTACAGCTTTAATATGTTCTAGTACCTGGTTAAACGGAGCGCGTATCCTCTGCGCGTCCAGGATATAGATACTCCCGTCCGGGAGACGGGTAAGGACTACGGTAGCGGTATAGTCCGCTTCGGCTTTCTGGGAGATAGCTAGGTCCACTCCCATATACGTATCTCCATACTCGGAGATATGCGCGGTACGTAACCAGTCCCTGGATACGCGCGCTCCTGCTGTATCTACAAATTCAGCTAGGAACTCCTGCCGATACGCGATACTGGGGAGAGCTTTACTAGCAGCTTCTACCTCTGACGGGTCGATAAAAGGATTATCCGTAGTAGGTAGACGGAAGGATATCCACTCCTCGTCCTCCTTCTCCATATCGTAGAGGAGCGAGAAGTAATTTCTCCCCTTCGGGGTAGACAAGAAGAAAGCGTCCCCCAGGTAATCGGTTAAGGTCGGGCGGATAGCTTCCGTCCACGCCTCCTCTAGATGCCGCGCCATAGCCGCTTCATCAATGATTACGCGTCCATACTTGCGTCCGCGCGCTACCGTGGTCGGATCGTCTAGCGTCCAATAGTCGATACTCCCTCCGGTTACAAGCTCTATCCTGGGGTACGGAGTAGCTACGGATCGCGTTATTAGAGGAGCGTAGATACGTTTATGGTCCCTATAAGCTTCCTCCAATAAGCGATATGTAGGAGCGAACCATCCAACCGGTAGACGCTTTATTACAGCTACATCCGCTATCAGGTTTCCCCCCAGCGTGGTTTTTCCAAATCGTCTCCCGCAGGATAAAACGTTAAACCTCCGCGCCTTATCTAGGATTACTTTTTGTCCGCTATGGGGACGCGGGAGTACTAGCTCCGTACGCGCCATTAATCGACATCCGCGTAACGGATAACTATCTCCAGAGGACTACCATCCGCTCCTACCGTTTCGGTACGGAGGGACCATTCCGCCTTACGTCTACGCTCTAGCCACCACGCCGCCGCCTGCCATACTCCGGAATCCATAGCGGATCGGATTACGTCTACCGCGTGAAAAGCTGCTTTTCCTTCCGCTTTTTCTATAGCGTTCAGAAATTCTGGATACTTCCTTCTCCACTGCGCGAAAGTCTCTTCCGATATATCCGCTACGCTACAGCTATCCTTACGCGTCATACCTTTACGTAGCGCGTCCGTAATAGCGTCTACTATCTCCTGGTTATACTTCGTAGGTCTACCTGGTCCAGGTTTCATAATGTGATTCTCCTTCTCTTATCCTACTAGATATCTAGTGTCTCCTGTAGCTGGAGTCCTTTTATCCTGGTGCGCGCTATCTCTAGGTAGTCTGGATTAAGCTCTATCCCGATATACTTACGTCCCTCCTGTAGAGCTACGTATCCGGTAGTACCGCTCCCGTTAAACGGGTCCAGGACTATGTCCCCAGGTTTCGATCCAGCGAGGATACAGGGACGTATTAGCTCCGGAGGATAGGTCGCGAAATGCGCTCCTGGGAAACCGTTACAGGTTACAGTCCATACGCTCCGCTTATTCCTTCCCTTGTCTGGATCGCCGATTACTTGTCCGGTACTACTACCCGCGCTCCCGTATCCTTTACTATGCTTCCCCTGGTATCCAGGATGTTTATCTTTAGCTCTCTGGATATCGCGCGGATTATCCTTCCACGGTTCGCGGATAGCGTCGATGTCATAGAAGTACTTAGCGGATTTACATAGAAGGAAAATGTATTCGTGTGATTTCGTACATCTATCCCGTACCGGTTCGGGCATAGGGTTAGGTTTATTCCAGATAATGTCCTGACGGAGATACCATCCGTCCTCCTGGAGCGCGAAAGCTACTCTCCACGGGATGCCGATTATATTCTTATCTCTTAGCCCCCCCCCGGTAGAGAGCGTCCAGCGTAGGTATCCCCCAGGTTTAACCAGAGAGTACCGTCCTCGCGGAGTACTCTCTTAGCTTCCCGGAATACGTCTACCAGCGCGCGTACATACTCGGAAGGAGTAAGCTCTAATCCGATCTGTTCTTCCTTCCCATAGTCCCGTAGTCCGAAGTATGGGGGAGATGTAACGATAGTCTGGACGCTATCTGCTGGTAAATCCCGGAGGACTCGTCTAGAGTCCCCCAGGAGTAGAGCGTAGCGGTCGATATCCGATAGGTCCATTATTCGACCTTACCTATTACGTCCAAATCGTTAAGCTCGGAGATAGCTCCCCCCAGGATGGAGGATACACAGATAGCTCCTTCTAACCAGGAGAGGATACCTATCGCATCCGTAGTAAAGAAAGCTTTCTCTATACCTGGGGTAACCGTAGGGACTACATCGAATACGTGAGGATTACCCAGGGATGTATCCTGGTTAGCTTCCTTGTTATGCCTGATACGGATAAACCTCTCCTCTAGCCGTGCATTTACGAAAGTGGTAAATACTATCGGATCGGATACCAGGTACTCGAAATCGTCGCGCTTTACTAGCTCCGATATGGTCCTCTTCCCTCGCGCGGAGAAATCCGCGAATAGCTGGAGCATACCGATACCATTAATATTCTTTTCCATAAATCCATTCTCCCTTCCAGTAATCCTGCTGGATTCTGTATCCAATAGCGCGGACTACGTTTACCGACATAGCGTTACCTATAGCGTGATATCTAGCCGTATCGGAAGGACGTACCAAGCGCGCGGTATTGTCTCCGTTACAGATAGGACATCCATACTTCCCTAATCCGTAATGGAAATCCCGGTTACAGCACGTATAGCTGTAAACTTCCGTCCATCCAGCAGGGAAACCCTGGAGCGTCTCCGCTTCATCCGGAGTTAACCTCCGGACGTATCGCCGATCCGCTCCCTCCGGATAGATTAGAGGAGTCTGGTTATTAACTCCCTTCGATAGATTAGAAGCTGTAAGGGAAGGTAATCCCTTTACTCCTTCTCCATTAGATACACAAGGTTTAGTCCCAGAGCTAGCGGGATAGGCATCCGCCGTTTTATAGCTCTTCGGTAGATTCCAGCTGCTCCCTTCGGCGTTATGAAGTAACGAGAAGGTACGCTCTGGAGCGGTCCCAAGTAATCCGACCACGTATACTCTACGTCTCCGCTGGGGTAACCCGAAGTATTGACTATCCAGTACTCTCCAGGTACAGCTATACCCGCATCCGGTAACCTGGGAGATGAACCGGTAGAAGCTATCTCCAGAGGATAGGAGTCCTGGGACATTCTCGAATATAAAGTACTTCGGTTTGAAGTGTGCGAGTAGATCGGCGTAGACGTAGAGGAGCTTTCCTCGTTCGTCCTCTTCCCCCAGGTATCGTCCAGCTTTAGAGTAGCTCTGGCAGGGAGTACCTCCGATAAGGATTTCTGGTCCATCTATATTCCATTCCTTGTAGTTACGCATATCCCCCAGGTTAGGGATAGAAGGATAGCGATACTCCAGTACCCTAGATGGAAAAATATCGGTTTCAGAGAAACCGATACCATTCCATCCTAGCGGCTCGAAAGCTACGGATGCAGCTTCAATACCAGAGCATACGCTTAGATATTTAAGTCCCACGGTTTAGTACTTACTTCCCTCCGGAGCTTAGGTTTCGCTTCCGGATCGGCGGTTACTTCGTTCGTATAACGTCCTACCTGGTCTACTGTTTGGGTTACATGGTCGGATAGACCAGCGTGTCCGGATAGATGGTAGACGAGATACCAGAGAGCTTTTAGAAGGTCCTCGCGTCCGTTCTTCGCTTCGTGGCGGAGGACATACTTAATCACATTACCCAAGATAAACGAGAGCTTATAGCTCTCGATTACCTCTATGGGCTGGATGGTTTGCTTCCTGTAATGCGCGTCTCTAGACATGGTCAAGGTCCTTATAATCCAGCTCTAAAGGATGGTCTACTAAACGTCCATAGATACCCTGGATAATCGCGTTCTCTGGATTACTTCCTTTATGGTAAAGGTCCCAGAGTACATTTCCATTCGTTACTTCATCGGTCCATTCATAAACAAATTTACAAGGTAGACCAGGAGAGCTATTAAACTCCATCTCTACCCAGTACTTAGACTCCGAGTACGTTACGCCTATTCCACACTCGACCAGCGCGCCATTATTCCGGTCTATCCATCTATACTGGACTACGTAAGTATTAAGCATATAGCGCGTACCTTTATGCGCGCGTCTATTATGAACCTCTAAAATGAAGTCCCTAGCGATACCTACTACAGATAGCTCTATAGTCTTACTAAAGATATTCTTACAGTCCGAATATCCTAATCCCTTTACATCCATTAGTACTCTCCTCGAAATCGAAAGGAGGGAGGATTACTCCTCCCCCCAGGTTTAATACGTAGCTTCCGCGAACGGATCGGTAATGCCGTCCGTGTTAATCGGTTTAGAGATTTTCCTCGGAGCTGTAGCCGTAGCTACCGGACGTACATCCTCGATATTGTTAACCTCCGCTCCCGCGTTAGTAACCGCTACCGAAACCGTAACCTTCCACGGTTTGGATTTAAGCTCCTCGATGGAGAGAGCGTTATATTCCACTTTAGAGAGACGCTTACCCAGCATGGAATCCAGGAGCTGGGTTAGCTTACTCTGGGGATTTCCGTACCATACGGACGTGAACCGGGAGAAGCGGAAAGGAGTACCTTCATCGTCTCCTACCTCTGTAGTCTCCCATACCCAGCGGAGACAAGGTTCCTTCTCTTCGCTCTGGTACTTTTTGCGCTCTGTTTGTTCTACGCTAACCAGCTTACACAAGTATGTATCTGCTGGAGCTGCTGGTTTGGGTTCGGAGAAACCTCCGACCGATCCGAAGAAACCCATTATCTTTACTCTACCTTTCGGACTATCCAGTCCTTCTAACATCGTCCATATAGGACATCCTCTATATACCATCGGGATATTCGCTGGTGCAATAGTCCCAGATATTAATTTGTAATGGCATATCTGGGAGCTACGGATCGCACATAAAACAAAGTAATCCGGACGCTCCGGTACGGTACAGCGTTAGCGTCCGTACCGTCCGGGAGTCCGGAACGGAAGGAGGGATATATAAGGGAGGAAACCATGTAGTATCAGTATCTATACTTAAGGGATACCACCAATTTGATACCACCTAAATCCTCTCTAAAGTGTCCCTCCGAACCTTGTAGAAACTGTACTCCGGATGGAAATTACAGAAAGTTACAGCTCTACATTTACGTCCATAGACGTGTAGGATATTCCCTTTAATATCCTGAACCGCGTACCCGTAGGTAGCGTATCTATTTCTACTCCACTCCCTCTCTTTTTCCTTAGCCTCCTCCGACCAGGTACTCCGTCTAGTTACTTCCGCCATATAGCTCTACCTCCTCCTCCTGGGGCATTGTGTAGCCGTATGGGTAGTACTTAACCGTACGTCCCTCCCGCATACACGTAAGGACGTGTCCGGTAACCATCTCCTGTATAGTCCCTAAGATTCGGTTACGGTTCCCCTTTACCTGTTTAGCTATCAGGTTCCCGGATAGACCAGGAGACTCCGCTACCGCTTCTAGGATCGCATCCATTAGGGACGGTCCAGTATCGCGTACCTCTAAAAGGACGCTATTTAACCTGGTAGCTCCATCCCCGCTATCGATGGTCCAGGATACGTTTATGTAGTCCTCCTCGCGTCCATGTCGATTTTTAGTAGTAACCATGGAATAGACTCCGTCCTTTTTAGAAATGGAGAAAACCGTATCTGCCTGAGCTGCAATGTCTCCCGCTCCTCTCATTTGTTCGTGAGCTATCCCGGACTCCGATCCGCTCTTCCGGTTATGGTGAAGGTTTAAGATAGCCGCGCCTTTCTGCTTGATAGCTTTAAAGCTCCGGTAGAGGTGAGACATCGCGCTATTATCGTTCTCGTCCTTACCATGGACTCTAACGAAGGTATCGATAATAACGAGGTCTATCTTTTCGCGCTCTACCAGGTCTAGAATCTGCTGTAGATGGTCCTTATTATCTAGACGTACTCCCTGCTGGTCCGTATAGATTAGAGTACTAGGTACAGCTTCCAGCTGGTCCAGTCGATGGAACATTCCGGTAACGCCCATCTCCTCGTCTATGTAGAGGACGTTCGTTACAGGTACATCCAGAGAGTCTAACCATTTTCCTCCACTCCCGCAGCATCTAACCAGGTCGGCAGCTAACCAGGATTTACCTCCCCCAGCTGGAGCGGAGATAAAAGCTATCCCCCCGCGGAGGAGGACGTTAGGGACAATCCATTCCAGCTCCCCGATACTTGCAACTTTCTTCTGCATATCTTCCCAGCGGAGAAACTCTAATCCCTTAGTTTCTTCCTTTAAGTCCTCTGGGGAAGCGTCCGGAATAGTCCCAGCTTCCCAGCGTAACCACGCGCGCCCTAGCTTGTCGGAGAGGATCGCATCCTCTAAGGGAGGTTTACAGTATTGGAGATTCCATCCTCGCGCGATATCCAGAGCTATATCGTAAGGGAAATCCTTAGCTCGGAAGAAACCGACCAGGACGGTAACCGCGTTATCCCTCCCGGTATATGGTCCTCCTCCTTCGGGATGGTCGGAGAAGAGAGCGTCCCAGATACTCCCGGATACATCTGGGATACCAGGTACAGCTCCTGGTATGCGTGGAGGTTTCGTCTCCTGGATTTCATCGAACCATTTATCTGACATCGTTACCTCCTACCAGGTAGTCCATAATAAGCGGCATATCTTCCGCCGCTATCTGGAGGAGATAATCGTATCGGATCGGGTTGTGTCTGTATAGCTGGATGTAGTCATAGCAGGAGCTAACCGCGTTATCTAGGTCGTATACGTCCCTCCCGCTAGGTAGACGCAGAGGAGGAGATAACGTCCCTAAGCGTCCCTCCAGAGCGAGGATATGTATATCGTCTAGACCAGGGATATCTATCTCCGGTTTCCATCCGCTAGCGGTTCGGAAGGAAAGGAGCGGAGGAGCTAACGCGCGGATAAGCTTTACGGGTTTCGGGTCCTCGCTTTTCCAATTTAAGGTCCCAGGTATCCTTAAAATCCGATCTAGGTTAGAGACGTTATCTAGACCTGGGAGGATGGACTCGCTAAAAGCGTAGACCTTACTCTCGTAGAGAGCGCGCTCCTTCTCGGACTTAATAAGCTTAGGACGCTCCAGGAGCTTATACCCGTGGTAACCGTTTCCGGTAGCTACGATAACGTCCGTATGCTCTAAGAGAGAAACATCCGCTCCCTGTACCTTAAGGTCCATATCGACCCATACCGCGCCTATAGAGCATACTCCGGAGCGTCCGCTATTCTCCGTACTCGTCCTGGGGAGGACGGATACGTAAACATCAAATCCCTGTAGAGCGTAACCGCTAACCATTTTCCCGTAATGTCTACAGCTCCTGGGACTTAACCCATAAGGGAGAGGTATCCAGTCCCTCCGGATACCGCGTTTCTTGTGGATGGACCTAATCTCGATTACGCCCTCCGTATAGTGTCCGAATACGGACGAAAGGAAGCGTGAAGCTTCCTCCGGTTTCGTTTCCATTTTGTACTCCTCCCAGCTTATTAGCTAGGTAATCTATCCTCTGGTATCCCCAGATGTAATCCGATCGCGCGCGCTGCTTCTACCCAGGTATAGCAGGTAGCGAATTTATACCCGTACGGTTCTAAATCCTCCTTCCATTTTTTCTGGGATAAGGTTAGCTTGTTATTTCCTACCTTCATCTCTACCCATAGGGGAGAAGGAGCGGGGATAAAGATATCCCATACTCCAGGTTTAACTCCCATAGCGCGGAGTTTAGCCGCGGTCCGCTTATCCCGGTAACCTCCATTAGGCGTATGGTAGATAAGCTGTAAGAGCGGATACTCTTTCTCCATTAGGCGTACCCAGGTAAATAACGCTATCTGTTCCCTATCCTCTAAAAATTGCATCCATCCTCCTACGGAGCTAGGTCCTCGATGTCCACTCCGGACTCTCGAATCTTAGCTATAGCGGTCCCCCATATCTGGGAAATCCTCTGGTGCGATACTCCGCGTATCCTGGCATATTGATGCCGGTTAAGTGGTTCGCTACCATCCAGTCCTAAACAAGCGATTAATACCTCTCTCTCGCTTTCATTAACCAGGGTAAGTACTCGCTGTATCTCCAGAGAGAGTCCGGATCGGATTACCTCCCGGATGTTCTCGTCCTCTACCTTTAGAGTGTCCCCTAGCTGCATCTCCGCGTTATTGATTATCGTCGATAGGCTAGCCGGTTGGGAAACCATAGCGTCTATCGTTTTATTAATCTTAAGGACGGTTAATCCGGTTAGTACAGCTAGCTCCTCTACGGTTGGCATAGCTCCATTTTCGGAGTAGTACTTATCCTGCGCGCGGCGGACCTGGAACATCGAATCGTGGACGTGAGACGGTAAACGGACTATGTAGGACGTATTCTCCACCGCGCGTCTCATATGCTGGTGGACCCAGGGAACCGCGTACGTAGAGAATTTAAACTTCCTAGCAGGTTCGAATTTACCTAGAGCGTGGAGTACTCCCGCGTATCCACAAGCGTGTAAATCGTCGAAGTCTACTCCGCGTCCTACATACTTATTAGCTATCCAGGTAACGAGTCCGCGATTACACTCTACAAATGTATCCGCGATAGCGTTAGTAAAAATACCAGCGTGATAGCTGGTACTTAATAGGATTTCTTCCTCCGCGCTTAACCCGCGGTACTTCTCCCGCCTAATACGGGAGATTAACCGCCGTATCTTATTGGACTCCATTAGCGCGGAGTATCTCCATTTTCTTACCGTCATACTCGAAAGCTGCCGGAAGGTTAGCGATAAACGCTACAGCTAGAGATACCAGGATTACGATAACCAGAGCGTCCCTTAACTTAGAAATGGTCCCTACGGTTTTAATAACGCGCTCTTCCTTAGCTCCCCTGGTGTTATGCATATCCAACCATTCGGAGGTTCTACATCCAGTACATA